AAACCAAGCTAGAATAGCTAGAAATGGAGCTATTAGTACTATAAATAGACAAGAAAATAAAATTAGAGCTATATTAAAAGTATTACAAACGTTAAACGTTATATTAACAATATTTGGAGTATTAACTGCTATTTTAAATATAATTCCAGTACCATCTCCATTAGGTATTCTTGCTAAACCAGCAACTATTAAATGGGCTAATGCTAAAGAAATTCGTGACGGTATAGGTATAACAGTTTCTATATTAATACCAATGTTAACATCTGCTATTGCTATATTAGAAGATTTAAAAAGACAATTACGTGAAATTAATCAAAAAATTGAAGATAAAACATTAGATTTATTGGATGATAATGCATTGTTTGATTATATATCACAAATTTTATTATCTAGCGAAAATCCAATATCTGATATTAATCGTAGATCAGGTGAATCTGACAGTGAATATGCTGATAGATTACGTAATTCTCCAAATGTTAATAGCATATCTAATATTAACAGTAGATCCAATATTAATCGTAGACCTGATGAATCTGATAGTGAGTATGCTAACAGATTACGTAATTCACCAACACTATTAAGTTTATTAGCAAAACAAAATCCAGGAGTAAGTACAGCTTCGTTGCAAGATACTCTTGATAATTCCTCTTTATCAACATTAAATGGTCTTGTTAATAAAGTACTTCCTACTAATAATAACAGTATAATTGGAAATTATAAAGGATTTACATTTGTTCTTAAAAAAGAAGATGATCCTAAATTTGTAGTTAAAGGAAATAAACGTCATTATGCTGTAGCCGTTAATACTAAAGGTTTGGAACAATTAAAAAGTGATTATTCATTTACATTAGACCCACAACAACTGGTAAGTCAATTAAAATTGCAAATTGATAACCAAAATTTACAAGGATAAAATATTTATAATTATGAACATTAAAGCATTTAAAAAATTAATTAAAGAAGCCGTAATTGATGCTATTCATGAAGAATTACCGTACATTCTTGAAGAGCATATGGCTAAACAAGAGAAAAAAGCATTGCGTGAAAATCGTACAATGTCGTTTACGAGTAATGATGTAGCACCTAACCCTGCTTTACGAGCTCAATTAGCAAGTAAAATGGGATCTATGTTAGGCTATGATCAAGTACCACAACAAGGTGGATTACAAGTAGATAGTACAGGTGGTAATCCATTTGCTGCTTTTATAGCAGATGCTGCAAACAACATGACTGCTCAAGATAAAGCAGGATTAAGTAATTTAGGATAATATGCCAATACCTCAAACGATACGAGTAAATCCACTAGATTTACAAAAGAATATTGTAATTGGGGTATCATTACCCTTTAATGCTAAAGGCGTATTTAATAAAACATATAGTACTAAAGAACAAATTAAATCTAATTTAATTAATTTATTACTAACAGATAAAGGCGAAAGGATAATGAATCCTGAATTTGGAGCAGATTTAAGAAGATCATTATTTGAAAATATGACTAGTGATAGTACAGAACTGTTAAGAATTAAAATAATAGACGCTATTAATATTTTTATTCCTGAAGTGGAATTAGGTAATATAGATATTGAAAATGATTTTGATTATAATACCTTAAATGTAACTGTAAATTATCGTTTGAGAATTTCAAACGAACCCGATCAAGTAACTGTACAATTTATATAATAATGACCCAAGATAAGAATATATCATATTTAAATAAAGATTTTAGCACATTTAAAGCTAATTTAATAAATTATGCTAAAACATATTTTCCAACAGCATATAATGACTTTTCAGATGCTAACCCTGGAGCTATGTTTATTGAAATGGCTTCATATGTTGGCGATGTAATGTCATTTTATCTTGATAACCAAGTACAAGAAAATTATTTATTATACGCTAAAGAAAAAGAAAATTTATATGCTATGTCTTATGTTTTAGGTTATAGACCTAAAGCATCATATGCTTCTTCTACTACAGTAGATATATTCCAATTAATGCCTTCTACAGTAATAAATAATGCTGCTGTCCCTGATACTAACTATGGATTAATTATTCCTACAAATACTGTATTAACATCAGTATCTACAGGAACTAAATTTCTAACTACTGAACAAGTAGATTTTAGTGATCTTGTAAATGCTACAATTACCTTTTATGATACAAGTAATTTCCTAGTAAAAAAATCAATACCTGTTATATCAGCCGAAATTAAATCAACCACTTTTTCTTTTAGTAATCCAACTAAGTTTTCTACAGTTAATATTACTGATTCTAATATTTTACAAATTTTAGATGTAACAGATAGTGATGGTAATTTGTGGTATGAAGTTCCATATTTAGCTCAATCTACAATTTACGATAGACTAGCTAACCCAACATATAATTCAGATCAAGTTCCTTATTTATTAAAATTAAAACGTGCTCCACGTAGATTTGTTTCAAGATTATTATCTGATAATAGTTTACAATTAGAATTTGGAGCAGGTGTTTCAAATAAATCAGACGATAATATAATTCCAACCCCAGACAATATTCAATTAGGTTTAGTACCTGGTATATCTAATTTACTAGATAATTACAATCAAACATCTATATTTTATACTCAAGAGTATGGACTAGCTCCTTCAAATACAACTTTAACTGTACGTTACTTAACAGGTGGTGGTATTACTTCAAATGTACCCGCTAATGATTTAACTACTATAGATATTTCAGCAGTTTATTTTAAATCAGGAATTACAGATGACGCTGTTAAAAACAGTGTAGTATCAACAAATCCAACACCATCTTCAGGTGGTAGAAGTGCTGATGAGATAGAAGAAATTAGAAATAATGCTTTATATGCTCATTCATCTCAATTACGTGCTGTAACTAAAAATGATTATATTGTAAGAGCACTTTCATTACCCTCAGATTATGGTAGTATTTCTAAAGTATATGTTAGTCAAGATTTAAGTGTTAATCCTCAATCTACAACTGCACCAACAGCAGTTTCTAATCCATTAGCATTAGATATGTATATTTTAGCCTACAATTCGAATAAAAATTTGACTGCAGCTACAACTACATTAAAACAAAACTTAGCTACTTATTTGAATGAATATAGAATGGTTACTGATGCTATTAATATTAAAGATGCTTTTTATATTAATATAGGAATTAATTTCGATATTACTATAGTAGGTGGTTTTAACAATCAACTTGTATTACAAGATTGTTCTACTGCTTTAAAAAATTATTTTAATACAGATAATTGGCAAATAAACCAACCAATCATATTATCAGAAATTATGATTGCTCTTTTACAAACAAAAGGTGTTCAATCTGTAGTTAAATTAGAAGTAATAAATAAACAAGATATTACTGGAATTACCTATTCTACTTTAGGATATGATATTTCAGGTGCTACTAGAAATGGCAATATATACCCATCAGCAGATCCTTCAATTTTTGAAGTAAGATATCCTGATACAGATATTCAAGGTAGAGTTGTAACTTATTAAAAATAAAAAATTAAAAGTATGTTATTAAAAAAAGGAGATAATAACGAAAACGTAAAGTTAATGCAACAAAAGCTTGGTATTGAACCAGCAGTAACTAACTTTGGTCCTAAAACAGAAGAAGCAGTTAAAGCATTTCAATTAAAGAATGGTTTAACTCCTGATGGTATTGTAGGTGATGGTACTTGGAATAAAATAATGGGAATTAGTTCCCCAACTCCCGTTGCTGCTCCAACACCGGCTCCTATAGCTAGTACAGGTGGTTTAAAATTAGATAAATTAAAAGGACATATTCCTGATGCTGTAATAGCAATGATTCCTGATACTGCAGCTAAGTTTGGTATTAATACTCCTTTACGTTTAGCACACTTTTTAGCCCAATGTGGTCACGAATCAGGTGGTTTTCGTTTAACACAAGAAAATCTAAACTATTCAGCTAAAGGTTTAAACGGTATATTTAAAAAATACTTTCCAACAGAAGCAGCAGCTGCTCCATATAATAGAAATCCACAAAAGATTGCAAACAAAGTTTACTCAAATAGAATGGGTAACGGAACTGAAGCAAGTGGTGATGGTTACAAATTTAGAGGTCGTGGTTATATCCAATTAACAGGTAAAGATAACTACACAGCATTTGGTAAATCAATAGGTGTAGATATGACAGTAAATCCTGATTTAGTAGCATCACAATATGCATTATTATCAGCAGCATGGTTCTTTACTAAGAACAATTTACATAAAATGGCTGATGGTGGCGCTACTGACGCAGTAGTAACATCTATTACTAAAAGAGTAAATGGTGGTACAATTGGTCTTGCTGATCGTATTAAACATTTTAAAGAATATTATCATCTATTGGCATAAAATAGTTTGGTAGTTAACATATTTATATGTAGTAATTACTAACTATGGCAATTTATAAAATATTCCCTGAAAAAAGCGCTACTTTATATTCATTTTATCCAACAGTCAATACGGGATTAGATGAAATATTAGAGATTAGCACTTATTATTCTATTAATGGTACTGATGAAGTATCACGTTCCGTTATTAAATTTCCTTCTGCTCAAATCAGCGATATAATCGCTAGTAAAATAGGTACTGGTAGTTTTGATGCTTATTTAAAGTTATATTTAGCTAACGCCTCATCCATACCTTTAAACTATACTTTATATTCACACCCACTAGCTTCTGATTGGAATATGGGTACTGGTAGATTAGGTAATGCTCCGATCACTACAGATGGTGTGAGTTGGAAATATATAGATCAAGATAGTGGAAGTAGATGGTTTAATAATGGATCATTTCCTACAGGAACAACGGGTTCCTACGTAAGCAGCAGCAGTGCAACTGCAGGAGGTGGTTTATGGTATACTAGTTCATTATATGCTGCTAGTCAATCATTTACTCAAATAACTTCAAAAGATATTGAATTAAAAGTAACTAATACTGTTAGTGCTTCATATACCAATATCTTACCTAATTATGGTTTTATTTTAAAACATTCTTCATCTATAGAGTTTACAACACAATCTAAATTTGAAACAAAATATTTTTCAGGTAATACTCATACAATCTACCCTCCATGCTTAGAAATAAGATGGGACGATTCATCATATTATACAGGTTCTATATCTGTAGTTAGCTCAAGTCTATTTATAGCTACTTTAGGTAATAATAAAAGTGAATTTCAACAGGATTCAGTGCAACGTTTTAGAGTAAATGTTAGAGATCAATTCCCAACTAGAAAATTTCAAACAACATCACTTTATTTAGATAATAAAGCATTACCTTCTTCTTCATATTGGTCAATAAAGGACTTGGATACCGAAGAAATTGTCGTAGATTACGACACAAACTATACTAAAATTAGCTATGATGCTAGTGGTAGTTATTTTGATGTTTATATGAACGGGTTAGAACCTGAACGTTACTATAAATTGTTATTTAAAACTGTATTAGCTAATA